AGATTATCGACGAATACGGCCCCGACAGCGCTCAGGCTCACGTCGAGGTCTACGGAGCCTTCCCGAACGCATCGGATGACCAGTTCATACCGTCATCACTGGTCATGGAGGCGCAGACACGCGCACCGTCACAAGACCAGACGGCACCGATAATCGTCGGCGTCGACCCGGCGCGGTTCGGCGCTGACGCTACGGTCATCGCTATCCGGCAGGGCCGAGACATTATCGGCATACGCCGCTACCGCGGCGATGACACCATGGAGGTGGTCGGCAGGGTAATCGACATCATCGAAGAGTTTCGGCCCGCGTTGGTCGTCGTGGACGAGGGAGGTCTAGGGGCGGGCGTCGTCGACCGGCTCAAGGAGCAGCGATACAAGATCCGGGGCGTCAACTTCGGCAGCAAGTCCTCAAGGCCCATCATGTTCGGGAACAAGCGCGCTGAAATGTGGCACGCCATGCGGGAGTGGTTAAAGACAGCCAGCATCCCAAACGACCGCTTCCTCAAGTCCGACCTGACCGGCCCCATGATGAAGCCCGACTCAAAGGGGACTATATTCCTAGAGAGCAAGAAAGACATGAAGGCGCGCGGGTTGGCCTCACCAGACGCCGCCGACGCTATCGCTGTGACGTTCGCGTATCCTGTAGCGCACAGGGAGGCGCGGCCCATAGACAACAGACCGCGCGTAACGTATGGTGCAGGCACAGCCTCTTCAGGATGGATGGGACATTAGATGGTATCGCTGTCAGTAGGACGTGGCGAGAAGCTGTCGACTAAGGCGGGCGCTGGGCTGACGGCCAAGGGTCGTCAGAAATACAATGCCGCGACGGGCAGCAAGCTAAAGCCGCCGGCTCCCAACCCTAAGACCAAGGCCGATGAGGGCCGTAAGAAGTCCTTCTGCGCGCGCATGGGCGGCGTGGTCGCTAAGTCGAAGAACGCGGAACGGGCGAAGGCCAGCATGAAGAGGTGGAACTGTGGCAAGTAAGCCGGGGCTCTACGCCAACATTCACGCGAAGCGGGCGCGCATCAAAGCCGGGTCAAGCGAGAAAATGCGTAAACCGGGCGCAGAGGGCGCGCCGACCGCCAAGGCGTTCAAACAATCTGCTAAAACGAGGAAGAAGTAATGCCGCTCGTTAAATCAACCAGCAAGAACGCGTTCCGTAAGAACATCAAAGCGGAAATAGCCGCCGGTAAGCCGGTCAAGCAAGCCGTGGCGATTGCGTATTCGACCAAGCGCGCGGCGGCTAAGAAGCCGGCGATGAAAAAGGGCAAGTAATGGCCTCCGATGACGTAATCGCCGCTGGCAAAGTAAGCGAGGGCGATGATACAGATCGCCTTGCTACCATGCGTCACCGCTTCACGGTGGCGATGGCGGCCTATAGTGACAGCCGCGAAGACGAGCTAGACGATCTGCGCTTCATGGCCGGCTCGCCGGACAACGCTTGGCAATGGCCGGCGGACGTGCTGGCGACACGCGGTGCGGTGCAGGGCCAGACGATCAACGCACGCCCGTGCCTGACGATTAACAAACTGCCGCAGCACGTGCGGCTCGTGACAAACGAGCAGCGCCAGAACCGCCCGACCGCGCGCGTCATTCCCGCCGACGAGAACGCCGACCCGGAGGTCGCAGAGATCTTCGACGGTATCGTGCGGCACATCGAGTATATGTCGGACGCCGACGTGGCCTATGACACGGCCTGCGATAATCAGGTCACCTACGGCGAGGGCTATATCCGTATTCTGACCGAATACACAAAAGAAGACTCTTTCGAGCAGGACATCAAGATCGGTCGAGTTCGCAGCAGCTTCAGCGTCTACATGGACCCGATGATCCAAGATCCGTGCGGTCAGGACGCGAACTATTGCTTTATTACGGAAGACATTCCGAAGGCTGAATACGAGCGCATGTACCCCGACGCGACGCCTGTGACCGGCATGATGTCGCAGGGCGTGGGCGACCAGACGCTGAGCATGTGGGTCAGCCAAGAAACGGTGCGCATCGCTGAGTATTTCTACGTTGATATGCAGAAGGCGAAGCTAAATCTTTATCCCGATAATATCACGGCGTTTGATGGCACGCCGGAGGATCGTCGGCTAAAAAGCGCTTATGGCAAGCCGCTGCGCAGCCGTGAAAGCGACCGCCGCAAGGTCATGTGGATCAAGACCAACGGCTATGAAGTGCTGGAAGAACGCGAGTGGGCGGGCAAATACATTCCCGTCATTCGTGTGATCGGCAACGAGTTTGAGGTCGACGGTCAGATCTACATTAGTGGTCTGGTGCGCAACGCCAAAGACGCGCAGCGCATGTATAACTACTGGGTCAGCCAAGAAGCGGAAATGCTCGCGCTGGCCCCTAAAGCGCCCTTCATTGGCTACGGTGGCCAGTTCGAAGGCTACGAGATGAACTGGAAGACGGCCAATACGAACAACTGGCCGTATCTGGAGGTCAATCCCGATGTCACTGACGGAGCTGGAAACCCGCTTCCGCTACCTGAACGCGCCCAGCCTCCGATGGCTCAGACGGGCCTTATTCAAGCCAAGATGGGCGCAGGCGAAGACATCAAGTCGACCACTGGCCAATACGACAGTAGCATTGGGGCGACTTCCAATGAACGGACGGGTCGTGCGATCCTCGCTCGGGAGCGGCAAGGCGACACGAGTACTTATCATTATGTCGACAACCTCGCACGGGCGGTAAAATATGTCGCTCGTCAGCTCGTCGATTTAATTCCGAAAATCTACGACACGCAGCGCGTCGCTCGCATCATCAACGTCGAGGGCGAAGTCGGCATGGCGCGCATCAATCCGGCCCAGCCGGAGGCGGTGCGCAAGATCGTCGATGAGCAGGGTATTGAGATCATGAAGATCTACAACCCGAACGTCGGCACCTATGATGTGCATGTGTCGTCTGGCCCCAGCTACATGACCCGTAAGCAGGAGGCCATGGACACGATGGGCCAGATCCTCCAGACGAACCCTGCGCTTTGGGGCGTTGCGGGAGATCTGTTCGTCAAGAACATGGACTGGCCAGGCGCGGAGACGATGGCTAAGCGGTTCGAAAAGATGCTCGACCCGAAGGTGCTGGCCGATACGGACGAGTCGCCGGAAGCGCAGGTTATGCGTCAGCAAATGGAGCAGATGGCGCAGGCTATGGAGCAGACCAACGCCCAGATTCAGCAGCTCATGCAGTCGTATGAGATGCAGAAACTGGCGATTGACGAGCAAAACAGCCAGATCAAGGCTTATGAGGCCGAAACAAAACGGCTTTCGGCCATGCAGGCTGGTTTGTCGCCAGAGCAAATTCAGGATATTGTGCAGGGCACGATAGCGGCGGCGCTGGATACGGGCGATATTGTCCCCGGTAACGCTCCGATACAAGGAATGGGTCAATGAGCTGCGCGGATCTGATCGGACACTTGTTCTTAGCGCGCGACGTGACGCATTCCGTGCACTTGAACACGCGTTCTTACGCCAAGCACAAGGCTTTGGGTAAGTTCTATCCGGCGGTTGTCGATCTAGCGGACACGCTGGCGGAAGCCTATCAGGGCAGATACGGCCTGATCGGGCCGATTACGCTGCATTCGGCCGAAAAAACCAATAATGTCGTCGAATTCTTGGAAGATTCGCTGAAAAAAGTGCAAAAAGAGCGCGAAGAATACGACGATACGGCGATTCAGAACATAATCGACGAGATTATCGCGCTTTACCTCTCGACGCTCTATAAACTCAAATTTTTGGCCTAATCCATGCCGACAGCAAGCTATAACAAGTTCCAGCCGGCCATCGAGAACCTGTTTGAAAACATCAACGCAGGTTCCGACTCGTGGGTCATCAAACTCGCTACGGCGGTCAACGCTGCGGCGGGCACGATCACCGAAGTCGCCAACGGCAACGGCTACACGACGGGCGGCAACGCCGCATCAACGTCGTCGTCTAGCCAGACCGGCGGCACGTTCAAGCTGGTGCTCAATAGCCCGTCGACTTGGACGGCTTCGGGGGCTGGTTTTTCGTTCCAATACGCGGTTTTGGTCGATTCGACCACTAGCACGAACGTCGCCTATTGGGATTATGGCTCTAGTCAAGCCGTTGCCGCAGGTGAAACCGTGACGGTGACGCTGGACGGCACAAACGGCGTATTCCAGGCGACGTGATGATATGTCAGACAATATCCTCCTACTCACGGAGGGCGGCGACTATCTCATAACCGAAAGCGGCGACTACATCATCGCCGTCGTGCAGTATCTTACGACAGCGCAGGCCGGATCTTACACGGTCACAGGCCAAACTGCTAACATATTGAAAAGTAAGGTTATATCGCTTAGTTATGGCGCCTATAGCGTTACGGGACAGTCGGCGAGTCTGGTTAAAGGCAGGGTTTTAACGGTCAACAGCGGTTCTTACGCCATAACTGGCCAAGTCGCCTCTGTTGACCTAGGCCGCGTCATGGTGGCCTTGAATGGCGACTATTCCATAGTTGGCAATGATGCTACTATATCGTATGTTGTCAACGAAGATATATACTACATCGAACTCCGGTCATTTACGGAACGAAGGAGAATGTGAGTGGCTACTACCCTAAAAGCGATTACCTCGTGCCTGGGGTATCAGCAAATCTCGTCTCTTAGCTCGGCCTCTGGGCTGACCGTTCCGTCGATTGATCCGTCGACTGGCCTGACCGTTAAGGCTAATTTCGCTCTTATCACGCCGGAGGCGCAGGGCGTCCGCTGGCGTGATGACGGCACGGCTCCGACCGCTTCGGTTGGTATGCCGCTGGCTGCGGGCGTGACGCTTCAGTATGACGGTGATTTGAGCAAGATCAAATTCATCGAACAGACCGGCAGCGCTAAGCTGAACATTAGCTATTACGTTTGAGGACGCCATGAATATCTCTAACGACTCGCCGGCTACTGACTACGTTCAGTATTTCACCAAGCAGCTTCCTAAAGATCTGGCCCAGATGGCGGCGCTGCGCGACGAGCTGGCCAAGCGTCAGGGCGCGCTGTCCGCCGCTGAAAACGCTCTTGCCGACCGTGAGAAGGCCAAGGAAGAGCTGGCTAACGCCAAGCTCCAAGCCGCGTCGATCCTGTCCGACGCTGCAGCTAAGCAGGACGAGGCCAAGATCCTCAAGGCTGACCTTGATGCTCGCGCTAAGCTGCTTGCGGCTAACGAAAAGGCGTCTGAAAAGGCGCTAAAAGACCGCGAACAATCGGTTGCTGCGGCTGAAGCGGCAGTCAAAGTCCGCGAAGACGCCGTTGACAGCCGCGAGGCTAAGTTGGCGGAAGCCAAAGCCCAGATTGAGTCTGACCGCGCGGCGCTCGACGAACGAATCAAAGCCTTTCAGGCTCGCGTTGCTTCCTTTTAAGGACTAGATAGATGGCTGACGTAAAGATTTCCGCCCTTCCGGCCGCGACAACACCTCTCGCCGGCACGGAAGTCTTACCCATCGTCCAGTCATCGACGACCAAAAAAGTCTCCATTGCGGACGTGACTGCCGGCCGCGCCGTGTCGGCGTCCAGCCTGACGCTCACGACGCCGCTTGCGATTGCATCCGGCGGCACTAATGCTTCGTCCTTCACGACCAATTATGTGACGTATTTCAACGGCAGCAGCCTCGTTGGTAGCAGCGGCTTGCAATACAACGGCACGACGCTTTCGACGACGAATGATGCGACGGTTAATGGGCTGACAGTTGGTAGAGGTAGCGGCGCAGTTGCGACTAATACAGCTTTTGGCATAAATGCGTTACTTACGAATACAACTGGCGCAAATAATACTGCTGTTGGTTATGGTGCGTCGTATTACATGACGACTGGCGGATCAAATGTTTCGGTAGGAACCTACGCAAGTTTCAACCTGACATCTGCGGCCAATAACGTGATAGTTGGGCATCAAGCGGCTTTTTATAACCAGACAGGATCGTCTAATACAGTAGTTGGGCAAAATGCCTGCGGTGTCGGAAACGCAGCTTTAGCAAACGTTAGTGCAAATGTTGCTATTGGTGAAAGCGCGCTTTTTAAAAACACCGCCTCCAATCTCACTGCTGTCGGCTATCAGGCGCTGTATAATAATACGACGGGTGTCGTTAATTCGGCCTTTGGTTATCAGGCTTTATATAATAATACGACTGGCTCGTATAGCACAGCAATCGGTTTTCAGGCCGGGTATGGCACAACGACTGGCGACAGTCATGTCGCGATAGGCGCGTATGCTTTACAGGCTGATCAGACTGGAAGCGGCAACATTGCCATAGGTAGGGCGGCGCTTCTTTCGTCTACTTCAGCGTCCAATAACGTCGCTGTTGGTCGAGATGCTTTACGCAACAACACCGCTTCTAACCTTACCGCAGTTGGCTACGGAGCGCTGTATAACAATACAACGGGTGTTCAAAATGTCGCCGTTGGCTATTTAGCTGCGTATTCTAGTTCTACAGGTATTTCTAACACAGCTATAGGAAACGAAGCTCTCTACGCAAATACAGCAAACGCAAACACTGCGCTTGGGTATCTTGCTCTCAGATATAAAACGTCAGGAGACAATAATACAGCGCTCGGTATGCAAGCGCTCAGAGATAGCACGACTGGCGCTAACAATACCGCTGTCGGTGTTAATGCTGGACTAAACGTAACCACTGGCACAAACAATGTTTTGCTCGGTTACATTTCTGGCACCGATGCTCTTGTAAACGTCACAACAGCCAGTAACGTAGTTGTTCTGGGAAACAACAGCACCGCTACGCTTTATTGCAAAACGTCTACTATCACGACATCGGATATCCGCGACAAGATCATTACCGGCGGGGTTCCTCACGGTCTTGACTTTGTAAATTCGCTCAACCCAATCGAATATAAATTCCGCAAAGAGCGCGGATCGGATGTTCCGAACGATTGCGAACCAAATCGGTATGGTTTTTCTGCGCAAGAAATTCTTGCTCTTGAAGGCAATGATCCGACGATCATCGACAATCACGACCCAGAAAATCTAAAGCTGGCCGGAGCACATCTCGTTCCGGTTCTGGTAAACGCGATCAAAGAACTTTCGGCGCAAGTCGAAGAACTTAAAAAGAGGGTAAAATGACCATTACCTACAAATACAGCGTCAATCAGCTTGAATGCTATCCGACTTATGAAAGCCAGTCGGATGTGGTTTTCAAGGTCGTTTGGTCGTATCGCGGCGTTAATGCTGATGGCGTTGGTTCGTCGCGCGGCGGCATTCAGGAGGTCACTTATGTGGCCGGCTCGCCGTTCACGCCGTTTAACGAACTGACCGAAGCGCAGGTGCTTGGTTGGGTGACGATCCCGGCTGAATTGCAGGCTGAGATGGAAGCTGGCATTACCGGCGACATCAACTGGCAGATCGAACAAGCCAGCGCCAATAACCCAATCTCGCCGCCGCTGCCGTGGCCCGTAAACCAGCCGGAGGCGGCTGAGTAATGCGGACAGTTCTGGTTGCTGCACCGTCCTATGACGGCAAGGTCAATGTCTGGCACGCGACTGCGTTGCTGGAAACTGGCAAGATCGGTCTGGCCAAAGACATTAACGTCGTCGCCGTCTATATGTCTTACGACGCGCTTGTGCAGCGCGCTCGTAACGACATTTTCAAACTAGCCGTCGATAATAACGTCGATGATCTCGTGTTTATCGACTGCGACGTTGACTGGGCTCCGCACGATTTTTTCAAGCTGCTAGAGCATGACGTTGACATTGTGGCCGCGCCGATCATCAAAAAGTCTTTGGCGGTTCACGATTACAGCGTCAAGGCGCGCGACGGTCTAACGGTCGAGGACAATGGCCTGATCTCAGTTAATGGCGCGGCGACGGGCTTCATGCGCATTCGCCGCGACGCCATCGAAAAGATCTGGGCTGCGTCGTCTGAATACAGCGAGCCGCACAAGCCCGAACCGATCCGCATGGTCTTTGACGTAAAAGTCGTCGACGGCGAGTTGTGGTCAGAGGACATTGTGTTTTGCCAGCGCTGGATTGATCTGGGCGGCAAAATCTATATAGATCCGACCATCAACTGTGGTCATTCCGGCGAGAACCGCTGGGTGGGCAATTTCGGCGCGTTGCTGCCGGATGTTGACGCTGCGCCTGAAGAGGCGTAGCATTTGTAAACCGACTGGCCGGAAAGCTAGGTGAAAATGGAAGACGAACAGGTTGTAGCGGAGATCAACCCCGCGCCGGAACCGGAAGCTACGGCAGCACCGGAATCTGTGGAAGCGACGCCGGAGGAACAGCAGCCTACAAAATCGTTCTCTCAAGAAGAGCTGGACGCGATTGTAAGCAAGCGCCTTGCAAGAGAACAGCGCAAATGGGAAAGAGAGCAGGCCCAGCGGCTTGCGGAGCAACAGGCTAGACAGCCCGTCGCACCTCCACCTGCGCCTGATGATTTTGAGAACGCGCAGCACTACGCAGAAGCGTTAGCGCAGCAACGGGCTCAAGAGCTTCTGGCACAGCGCGAGGCCGCACAGCAGCAAGCGGCTCTTTTGGAGTCCTATAAGGACCGTGAAGAAGAAGCGCGGGATCGTTACGAAGACTTTGAACAAGTCGCGTATAACCCGAATCTCCCCGTCACGGACATTATGGCTCAGGCTATCCAGGCTTCCGATATTGGGCCAGAAGTGATCTACTTCCTTGGCTCTAATCCAAAAGAAGCCAGCCGGATTTCCCGTCTGTCGCCAGTTTTGCAGGCAAAAGAGATCGGAAAGATTGAGGCCAAATTGGTCGATAATCCGCCGGTTAAGAAAACCTCAACCGCGCCCGCACCTCTTGCTCCTGTCACAGCTACCCGGTCAAACTCAGGCCCGCGTTACGACACGACTGACCCCCGGTCACTCAAGTCAATGTCAACGTCGGATTGGATAGAAGCGGAACGGCAAAGACAGATCAAGAAGTGGGAAGCGCAGAATCGGAGATAAAGAATGTCTAACTCACTTCTTACTATTGATATGATTACTCGCAAGGCTCTTGAGATCCTTGAGAATAATCTTGTCCTGACCCGCACCGTCAACCGTCAGTATGACGACTCTTTCGCCGTTGAAGGCGCTAAGATCGGCTCGACCCTGCGCATCCGTCTGCCCGACCGCGCTCTGGTCACGGACGGCGCTGCCCTTCAGGTGCAGGACGACAACGAGCAGTACACGACCCTGACCGTTTCGTCGCAGA